GATTATGAAAACAAGTACCTTTATTCAAACATTCTATAAATTTGTTGAATTCTTAGATAGAGATTTCGATAGACTACATCAGAATCAACCACAACTTGGATGGAATGATTGTTTTCTACAAGTATACTTCTTCCTTGCCGGAGCTAAATATAATGTCAATCCAAGATTGCACAATATTTGGCCAGAAAATCCAAATTTAGATTTAAATGAGATGAAGAACCACTATGACATGGTACACAATTATAAGAATTTTTATGAAGGTAGATAATGGACTTAACTGAAATTAAAGAATGTTTGGCGTGTGGTTGCGACCACTTGCTTCCTGTATTGGACTTAAATGACCAACCTTTAGCAAACTCATACAAAAAAACTAAAGATGAATCTGAAGCATCTTATCCACTAAAGATTAATCGTTGTAATTATTGTTGTCATGTTCAACTATCCCATGCAGTTAATCCAGATTTAATCTATAAAAACTATTTGTATGTGAGTGGAACTACCAAAACTTATGTTGAATATATGGAATGGTATGCTGATTTCTGTATTGAAACTTTCAGACACAATCCTCGTTCCGTTTTAGACATTGGTTGTAATGATGGTTCACAATTAAATGCTTTTAAATCCCGTGGACTTAAAACTTACGGTGTTGACCCAGCAGAAAATCTTTATCCATTATCATCAGAAAATCATAATGTGAAGTGTGGTTATTTTGATAAAGACTATGAACAACAAGCAGATATTATCACCATACAAAATGCTTTTGCACACAATCCAAATCCGTTAGAGTTTCTAAAGAATTGTAAAAAGAATTTAGAAATTGATGGTTTAATATTCATTCAAACTTCTCAATCTGATATGATTTTGAATAATGAGTTTGATACAATCTACCATGAACACATTTCATTCTATAATATACTTTCAATGTCCTTATTGTGTATAAGAGCAGGTTTAGAATTGATTGATGTGGTGAAAACTCCAATCCATGGAACTAGTTATATCTTTATTATTAGTGCTGACAAGAAACAATATGCAAGAGTAAACAATTTAATTGGTATGGAAAATACTGCTGGTTTATATGACAGAAAGACATATACTAATTATGCTCAAAACTGTATTGAAATGGTGGATAAGTTTAAAGAGAAAGTAGAATACTGGAGAAGCCAAGGTTATAAAGTGGTAGGTTATGGTGCTGCAGCCAAAGCAAATACTTTCCTAAACTTCTCAAAAGTACCATTTGATATGATTATTGATGACAATCCATTGAAGCAAGGACTCTATACACCAGGTTCTTCTGTTGGTATAGTTAGCTCGGATGTATTGAAAACCTTTACGGAAAATGATAAAATATTATTTGTACCTTTGGCATGGAACTTCTTTAAAGAGATTAGAGAACGCATTATCACCAAACGAAATAATTTTAACGATGTATTTTTAAATATGAAAGATTTATGATGGACAAACTCGAAATGATTAAGGCACTATCTCTGAATAGGCCAAGTTATGCCAAGAACTATGACAACTATAAAGAAGGTGACTTTGTTCAGTATTCTGGCCAACTTTGGGACGAAAATGAAATGTTTGCTGCCATCGATACAATAATCAATGGGAAATGGATTACATCTGGTGAAAAAGTTGCTCAGTTTAAAACTAAATTTAGTAAGAAGTTTAATGTAAAAAATTCACACATGGTGAACTCCGGTAGTTCTGCTAATCTCGTAATGATTACTGCATTGAAACATTATTTTAAATGGCAAGCGGCCGATGAGATTATTGTTTCACCTGTAGGATTCCCAACAACGATTGCTCCAATTGTTCAGAATGGATTAAAGGCAGTATTCATTGATATTGAATTAGATACTTTGAATTTTGATTTGACCAAGATTGAAGAAAAGATTACACCACGAACCAAAGGTATCTTTGTATCTCCTGTTCTTGGTAATCCTCCTGACATGGATGTATTGCGTGATATCTGTACCAAACACGGCATTCTATTGATTGGTGATAACTGTGATTCATTGGGTTCAAACTACGATGGTAAGATGTTGACTGATTACTACTACTGCTGGTCTACCTCATTCTATCCTGCACACCACATCTCAACAGGTGAAGGTGGTATGGTCTGTACCGATGATGATGGACTAATCAACATCATGCGCTCTGTATCATGGTGGGGTCGTGATTGTTATTGTGTTGGTGCCAATAATTTATTAGAATGTGGTACTTGTGGTAATCGTTTTGATACATGGCTGAATAACTATGATGGTGTTGTTGACCACAAATACATCTTCTCAACAATGGGTTATAATCTTAAACCACTAGACTTGCAAGGTGCTATTGGTATTGAACAGTTGAAGAAGTTTGAATACATTGATGAAAAACGCCGTGAGTATAAAAACAAAGTTCAAAAATTCATTGAAGGTAACATCAAAGAAGCAAGAGTAATCAACCCATTACCAAAAGGTGATCCATCTTGGTTCGGTGTTCCAATTTATTGTGAATCACAAGAAGTTAAAGAACTATTAGTATCACACTTTGAAGCCAACAAGATTCAAACAAGAAATTACTTTAGTGGAAATATTCTAATGCATCCTGGTTATGAACACTTGGATAATTATAAAGATTATCCAAACTCCAATAAAGCATTGAGCAATGTATTTTTTGTTGGTTGTTCGCCTTTATGGAATGAAAACATTCTAAACTACATTGAGAAAGTATGTAAAAAGTGGAACGATTAATTAATGTCCTAGGTGGTAATGGTTTCGTAGGAAGCCGTTATCGTGAACTTACTGGAAATGTGGAAATTAATGCCAAGTATGATTATATCGTAAAAGATAATTCAGAAGTGGTATATTTTATTTCTACTGTTGACAACTATAATGTCCACACCAATCCACACCTAGACATTGAAACGAACCTAACGACTTTGGTTAAGACTTTAGAATCTTGTAAGGACAAGAATGTAACTTTTAATTTCATTAGTTCCTGGTTTGTTTATGGAGATGTAGAACTACCAGCCAAAGAAGATTCTTACTGTAACCCTAGAGGTTTCTATTCAATTACCAAACGTACCGCAGAACAACTATTAATTTCATATTGTGAAACTTTTAATATTAAATACCGAATTCTCCGTTTGGCAAATGTCTTGGGTAAAAGTGACTATAAAGTATCCAAGAAAAAGAATGCCTTACAATACATGATTAAACAAGTGGTAAATAACGAAGATATTAGCCTTTATGAAGGCGGTATCTTTTATCGTGATTACATTCATGTTGACGATGTAGTACAAGCCATTAATCTTATTATAGAAAAAGGAAACATAAATGAAATCTATAACATTGGTAATGGTGAAAAGGTGTTCATCAAACAAGCTTTGGATTATGTAAAGAATGAAGTAAATTCCACATCAAAATTTGGAACCATGGAAATTCCTAAATTTCATAAAACAGTCCAAACAAAAAACATGGTACTGGACACCTCAAAACTCAAAACCTTAGGGTATACACCCAAATACAACCTATTCCAAACATTGGATACACTCATCTAAAGCCAACAATTCGTTGACTATGTATCTAAGCCAATCTTTCTATGGTTACGACCAGAAAGGTTGGATGTTGTATAAATAAGGAACTGGCAACCAAAGTGTGTTGCAATCTGAAGGGAAAATAATGTTAAGATTTAAATCGTTTCTAGTAGAAGCAACGTCTGTTGACGATGAGATGCTTGGTCATCTTACTCACACAAAAGACTTGCCACATGAAGATCCTAAACATGGCCAAATGGCTTTGGATTTACTACGACAATTCCACAAAAAACGTATGGGTAAGCCAAGTACCGTTGGCGCATCTCTAAAAACTGATGGTGGTGCCTCCGTCCATGTTGTACATGATGAAAAAGGTGTTGGTGTTTCCGATAAGCATCGTATTGCTAGAGGAGTTATTGCTAGAAGTCCAGAAGAAATCGATAAACATTTTGGCCATCAGCCAGAATATGCAACATCATTGAAACACCTACTAAAGCACGGCCATGAATTCGTTAATAAAGGCCACCACGTCCAGGGAGATTTACTACATACTCCAGTAGAACCAGGAACAAAATCATGACCACAACAACCACAACACCAAATAGAATTACCTATAAAGCAAAAACTGATGCTCCTCTTGGCATTGCGGTTCACACAGAGATTACTCACGGTGTCGCACATGGAGTTACTAAAGGTGCTTTGAAACATAGTAAGAATGTATTT